GTGACTGTCTAATAGTCCACGTTGCAAAGTCTTTATCGTGAATAATATAGGCACGGTATTGATCGATAACGCTGAGCTGATCAAATCCCGGTAGCTTACGACAATTACAGTCAATATTAATAGCGACTGCATACGGTGTTAGCTCAGTACGTGTAGTAATAATATTATGTGTATTATTACTACACCATTCAATAAAGGTTTTTGTAAAATGTTCCTTGGAATTAGGCCACCGATGCATTCGTTCTGTAAACATTTCCAGAGTGTGATCTACAAGCCATTCAAAGTTAGATTTAGTTTCTCTAGCCCATATAGAGCATTGATGTTTTGCGTAACCTTTACCAGATTTACGTGGTTTACCGGACTGTGTTCTAGGTGTGGAGGGATGATCTAAGAGTTCTTGAGGAAAAGCATGTGCTAACATAATAGCTCCTTCTATTTGCATTTTAGACCTTACATGTTGATCACAAAGATCCCGTGCTGCTAACACGGGATCGTCGTTAGTTACGAAAATATTCATAACTTATAATATGTAAGTTCCTTACTTTCTGGAAGCCATATCAATGAACTTATAAAGTTCTGTACGTGTCTTTTCATCAGCGAGGAAATCACCTGACAGCTTAGATGTAATCATAAAGCATCCATCATGTCTTACTCCACGATTACAAGCGCATGTATGTTGAGCTTTGAGTACAACAGCTACACCTAGATTACCTTCACAAGCGACGTTAACTGCGTCATGAATCTGCACACTCAACCCCTCCTGAATTTGCGGACGTCTTGCGTAAAACTCAACAATACGATTAAGCTTACTAAGACCGATAACCTTACCTTCTGGGCTCGGTATATACGCTACATGAGCAACACCAGAAAAAGCTAAGTGATGATGGGAACAAAGTGATTTAACTGGAATATTGCACTGTGCAACAATACCGTCATAACCATTATTCGGAAATGCAGTGACATTAGGCTGATTATCATAACAGCCGGTTGCAATATCATTAACGAAAGCCTTAGCGACTCGCATTGGAGTATTATCCGAGTTAGGATCATTTCTCCAGTCAAATCCAAGAGCATCCATGTATTTTTCATAAGCCTTAGCAGCTCGTTTAATAATAGCTTGCTTTTCCTTTTCTGTACGGGGAGCATTACCGTTAGCATATGGTAGCTTAACGATATCTCCAATTTCGGTATTTTCAGAATCATCCATAATCAGATTATAATATCGTATATTCATAATATCAACTATAAATATAGATATGCATAAGCTTTCACAGTTGGAATTACTAGAAGAAGGATTTTTAGATAAGGTAAGAACTGCAGGTCGAGCTATGAAAGCAGTTGGAAAAGGTATATATGCATTAGATCCAGAGGGGTTTAATAAACTAACAGCACCACTTAAGACAATATCGTCACCAGTAATGGGTATAGCTAAAGGTTTATATGAACTAACGCCGGACGCATTAAAGAGGAGCAAAGATTCTTCAGCTAAAAATAAAATAAAACCTACGTTTGATAATGTTATTGCTAAATACAAAAAAAGATTTCCGAGAGGCTTAACTGTACAGCAATTAACAAATATTCTTAATACTGAATTAAATATAAAAGATTCACGTGCTCCACGTATAGTGCAAGGTACAAGAGATATAGATTCAGTAATTTTAAATGTTACAGGTAAGACGAATACGGCTGATATACTTAATGATGAAGATATAAAAAAGGTAAAAACAGCATTACGCCGTACATTTATCATTGAATCTAGTAATATGTCACAGAAAGTTCTACTTGAACAGTTGAATAATTTTTAATAGTAATTACAATGTTGATATGAAACCTGTTTTTCAGTCAACAAAAGTAATGGAGCTTGGCTCCTGTGCATTTAGACAATGGCGTGCATCTCATTCACATTGTCGTTTTCTTCATGGATATCAGCTAAAAGCTAAACTATGGTTTAGCGGTTCATCGCTCGATGATAAGAACTGGGCAGTTGATTTTGGAGGATTAAAAGAGCTTAAGGCTACACTTAATAATCTTTTTGATCATACTACTACCATTGCAGCAGATGATCCATCACTAGATATTTTCAAAGATCTTGATAGTCGTGGACTTATTCAGCTTCGTATTATGGATAAGGGTGTAGGTATTGAGCGTGCAGCTGAGACTGTATTTGAACTTGCTGATAAACATGTCCGCAGTCTTACTGACGGTCGGTGCTGGGTTGATAAGGTTGAAGTCTTTGAACATGAGGATAATTCTGCTGTATATACAGAGTCTAATAGTGCTGTAGAACAAGAGACAATCAAGACAACATATAGTTTTAATGCAGAAGCAGATTTACAACCCGCTGTAACGACCCCCGTTGAGACAGTAACTCAACAGCAGTCCGCTCCAAATAGAGGAGCTGCTGTTGGTAATGGAGTTTCACAAGGAATGAGTAATCCCTTTGCAGGTACATCATGGGGTGCTTAACGCTGCTTAGCTTCTAGTACCTTAACGATAAACTTGAGAATCTTACTTCTAACGATTTCAGATTCTCCAAACTCGAATGCGTGTATTTTATGATCCACGCATTCGTCTGTATCGAAACGTTCATAAACCTCTTTAAAGCCGGACAGTTTGCCGATATCACTTTGATTTAAATCGCCGCAAATAACATACTTTGTATTTTTACCAAAACGTGTTAAAATTGTTATAAGTTCGCTCAAAGATAAATTTTGAGCTTCGTCAACAATAACTAAAGCATCGTTAAATGTGAGACCTCTAACAAAGTTAACAGGTACAGCGCGAATAATCTCATTTGTTTTAAGATTATTACAGGTACTAGCATCTGTAATTTCTGTTATTTTTTCAATGAGAGGCATAGCATACGGAGAGAACTTATCATCTATCTCTCCCGGTAGAGCTCCAATGCTACGTGATGCAGATTCAATAACAGATCTAATGTATATAATACTTGTTATCTTCTTCTCCTTGAGTAATTCAAGGCCCGCTAACACAGCAATATATGACTTAGCACTACCAGCTGGACCTGCTACAAAAGCCATGTTTGTATCATCATGCTTTATACTATTAAAGAACTGTTGATGATTAGTGTTGAAGTGGAAAGGTTTCTTGATTTTAAAATCAAGGATCCAGTTTTTTTGAAAAGAAGCTTCAATATCTGAAATTTCCTCCAAACCAGCAGGCTTGCGCTTTCGCGCCACTTTACGGGTCATGTTAATAATATTTAATCAAAATGCTTGATTAAGATATGTCTTATTTTATAATAATATTCTCTTTCTTTACTATAGAAGGTTGCTCGATTGTATAAATATTTAAATATGATTGAAGATAAAATAAAGTTAGCAATATTAGAGGGGGTAACATTAAAGGAATTATCTTTACAAGAGGGTAAGTTTAGTGGTTATTATTCTGCTTTAATTATTAAAAAATACCCACATCTCAGAACTCTTTTACGGGTTAAAAAAGGCCATCGCTTTAGAGAGACAATCGATAAAGAAGTTCTTTCAGCTTTAATTAAAGAGGAAAAATTATCATCTACACAAATAGGTGAACGTTTAGATTACTCCAACGTACATATTAAAAAATACGTATCACAGTTACATGTTGAGTTATATGATCAATTAATAGCTAACGGCGAGCATCGTAAATATAATAGTAATAGAGGTAAACAAAATATAAACTGGCGTAACAATAAAGGTAAGACATATACAGAAATATACGGTGAAAAAGCAGGGGAAATGAAATTAAAACGTAGTATATGGCTTAAGGAAAATAATATTAGAAAATTTGCTACAAGAATTAGTAAACCTCAAGCTATGTTATACAGTATAATTAAACCTCACTTCCAACAAGCTGAGCTTGAATATGAGGTTATTACTGATAATAATAAAACGATTTGGTTAGATATAGCAATTCCAGATTTAAAAATTAATATTGAATATGATGGTATATATTGGCATACTAAAAATAAAACTACAGTATCACTTTCGGATGAAAACCGGGATGAATTTTTACGTAATAAAGGGTGGAGAGTATTCAGAATTAGATCTATGAGAAATTTAACAGAAGAAGAGTTGAAAACAGAATTTAATAAGCTACAATTAATTTAATTATGAGTATCGATTGTGATAAAGAAACATTATTTCTCTCTAGCGACAAAGTCTTCTATACCTGCGAGGGAGAAGGAGCGTTTATAGGAAAACCTTCTGTTTTTATGAGGCTCGCTAGTTGTAACTTAACTT